GTGCGTGGTGCCACCAGGTCGCTGGCTTGGCTACGCCCAGTGTCCTTGCGACGTCCTTTGAGATGATCTAGATAAGCACCCCAGGCAGTGTTGATCAAGGGGTGACCTTCTCCCTGTTTGGCAAAGCCCTCGGTCCAGTTCAACTGTCGCCACAGGGGAGATTGCATCTGTACACGCTCTCGGATGCGGTCAAACACCCAACAATCGTTCCATTCCGCCATCTCAAAAATTGAACCGTCGTCATAGGCAGCTTGGAACTGTTCCACAAAACTCTGCGTGGCCTGTTGCCGGACGTCCAAGGCATAAAGACCGCATTCTGTGAATTTTTTTGCTCGACCGAGAAATGCTATGCCGTAGGGTTCGGGTATCTGGCTGGCAATAAAATCCAAAGTGATAGGGCTGTGACACACCATGTCAGCATCCATCCAGAACATCACACCCAGTGCATGATTGCGTGCATGATCACACACTGCGTATACTTTGTGACTGAATCGTATGGCATCCCAGCGGAAACCGATACCGGGCTGTTTGCCTTTTTTGTCCGCTGGCCCTTGTGCCACCAAGCCTCGAGCCTTGGGATCGTTTTGCCAGCGCTGTTTGAATGCCACCAAGGCTGGTACCTTGCGATGGAAGTCATGGACGTAGAGATTGGCAGCCTGTTCCAGGACATCACAGTCTTCGGCATACACATGCAGATCTACTTCACGAGGCCAGTTTGCCAGGAAGGTGGAAATCATTCGTTGGCCGTACTTTTCGTATCCGGCTTGATTAAAGGTAGTAACTACTGAATAATGAGTGTTCATGGCTGAATAAGTATTTACCCATATGCGATTTGGTATATTTGATAAATTTGGTGCCAAAAACAGTGTGCCTGTGTTCTCGGCTTTTTGCCAAGCACTGCAACACCGGGGATTGCCATACTGTCAACATGACACAGAGGCAGACGTGGCCGTGATTTGGAGCACAGTATGGGCCGGCCGCATGAAGCGCAATCTCGAAATCTGGAATCAGTTCCGCGGAACCGGGCGTGCTGTGATTGTGCTAGAAGTAGGCATGCTGCAACGCGGTGTGACCTGGAAGGTGGGCATCAACGGCACAGGTCAGGGCAGCTATCCTGTCACGGAATTAGATGCTGATCGACCCCGAAGGCTAGGGATGATTCTGGACCCTTGGCGACAGAACGGCAGAGACATCGTGATATTCGTGCAGAGATCAGACAGCGAACAATGGCGTGGTCAACCTGCAACAGATCGGTGGCTGGCGGACAAGGTAGACAGGATCAGGCAACACAGTGATCGGCCCATAGTGGTTCGAGCTCATCCCCGGCAATCAGTGGTCATTCCGGCTGGCTGCCGACAAGATACTGCTCGAAAAATCCCAGGAACGTACGATAGTTTTGATTTTGATCGTGCTATCAGCAATGCCTGGGCCTGCGTCAATCACAACAGTGGACCGGGATCTCAGTCCATAATCCGAGGCATTCCGGCCTTTGTTGATAGTTCCAGTCTTGCAGCACCGGTGGGCAATCGGGATCTTGCCAATATAGAAAATCCAATCTTGCCTGAGCGCGATGAATGGTTAGTGAGACTTTGTCATACCGAATGGTCGATAGATGAAATAGCCCAAAGCAAGCCGCTGCAACATCTATTGCCCAGTCTGCAATCTCTCTAGGTCCGCATCAACCATGCTGCGTACCATGTCCTCAAAGCTCACACGCGGCTGCCATCCCAAGAGATTTCTGGCGCTGGTGCTATCGCCACATAGGCTGTAAAGTTCAGCAGGACGTTTGAATCGCGGATCACTCTTGACCAGGGGTTGCCAGTCTGTGATGCCCACATGTTCAAATGCTACACGACATAGATCACCAATGGTGTGCTGTTCGCCGGTGGCTATCACGTAGTCGCGAGCCGCAGACTGCTGCAACATCAGCCACATGGCTTCTACAAAGTCTCCAGCAAAGCCCCAGTCTCGTCGCGAGTCCAAATTGCCAAGGGTGACCGAACTAGCCAAACCCAGTTTGATCTTTGCCACAGCATCAGTGACCTTGCGGGTCACAAATTCACGTCCTCGGAGCGGTGACTCATGATTGAACAAGATACCAGAACATGCAAAAAGGCTGTAACTTTCGCGGAAATTCACAGTCATCCAGTGTGCATATAGCTTGCTGACCCCATAGGGACTGCGCGGCGTGAAGGGTGTGTTTTCATCCTGTTGTGGTGTTGTGGCATTACCAAACATTTCTGATGTTGATGCTTGATAGAACCGGCTATTGGGACTGTGAGTGCGTATGGCATTCAAGATGTTCAAGGGGCCCATGGCATTGACCTCGGTGGTTAGCTTGTTAAGATCCCAGGATATGCCCACAAAACTCTGCGCAGCAAGATTGTAAACTTCTACCGGTTGGATGGTTCGCATGATATGATTCATGGAGTTTTCGTCCGTGATATCACCGGTGATCAGGTCTACCTCATTTTCAATGCCCAACCATTTGAGATTGTCAAGATTGGGGTTGGAGTATCGTTTCACCAATCCATACACTCGGTATCCGTGTCGAAGTAGAAACTCTGCCAAGTAAGGACCGTCTTGTCCGGTCATGCCAGTGACCAGTGCTGTGGGTTGTCTCATGTTTTCCTTTCTATCCATACAAAATTAGGAGCTACGTCGTATTGAACTACCAGTTCGTTCACTGCTTGATTCACACCAGGGTAATCTATGTCATGTCCGGTCATGATACCGTGAGATCGAAGTTTGGGTCTATAGGCCAAGATATCACCGCTGCATCCTGCATAACTGTGATCGGCATCGATGAATATCAAATCTTGACTGGCATCCTCTATCTGTTCAGCCACACGATGGCTATGCCCTTGGATAGCTCGTAGACGGCTACCGAATCGTGCAGCCACTTCCGGCGTATAAAATTGGCTGATATTGGTGTCTATGGCAGTGATGATGAGATTGGGACATTTATCCAGCAAATACAGACAGGTACCACCTCTGCGCACACCGACTTCTGTCATGGTTTTTACTCCATGCTGTTCGATCAGCCACTGTAGTACATGTTTACGACTGGCTTTGCGTTGGGCCCAGGATATGGTGGGAGCAACAGCGATACGATCACGGCGTTTCATCCTGTAGTTATACTTGGATGTCCTCCATGCCTGCAGTTCTCAGGCGCACGATGTGTCCCATTTGCCACTGCTTGGTGTCGAGACCTTTCATTATGCCCAACCAACGGTTGCGTAACAAGGCCACTTCATTGATGATGGTTTCAAAATCTATTACCTCTTCTTCACCATCCACATATTTTTCTGCATCACGCGCAGTGAGAGCGCGAGCATAGTTTTCGAGATATTTCTGGAAATGCCTGCGGCGGATTTTTCTCAACTGTATGTTGAGATAGTTTAGTATTGCTTCTATCTCCTGTAGCTGATTGAATCTGTGCTCGGTGATGCCGGGAAGATCCTTGATATTGCGTTCCACCAAGCCGCCGATTCTACAATCTTTCTTTGCTTCGTCAAGCTCGCGTTCATAGTGCGCGATAAAATCGGGTATGGCATCAAGGCCAGTAGTGACGCGACTGTACCACACAGTCAATACTCATCTTCGTCATAGTCGTCTGATTCTTCTTCAGAGTCCTGCTCAACGTCATCGAGGTAACTCTGCAATGCGTTCTTGACATCATTGTCGCCTTTGAACGCAGTTCGAATGTCTTCAGCGTCATAGTCATTGTCGATCAAGACATTTACCAAGGCGTCAGCAGCCTCAGCCCGATCGGGGGCGCTCAAGAAACGACGGAACTCGGTCCATATATCATATGCAACATCAACAGACATCTTTACTCCTCCTCAGATGGCACTTCGGTTGTACTTAGCTCTGTGCCGGATTTTTGGAAGTCTGTCATCACACGATCCAGGCATCCATCTTCGTTGGCTTCCCAGGCCTTGCGGAACTGCTTGATAATTTCACCGTCTGCGGTAGTGAACGCCAGTCGATTGCCATCTTTTTTCAGCAGGCCTTTTTTCTCTGCGAGATCAACGAGACCACTGTAAGGACTCATGCCCGTGGAGTACGGTATCTTGACCTGCACACCCTCGAACGGTTTAGCATAGCGGGTTTTCATGACCTTGCATGCACTTCGGATGCCCATGACGTCAGAGATCTTGTTGCCATCTTCGTCCTCTTTGAGCTTGAGTTTCTTCATGGCCACCACGATCGAGCTGGCGTAGATAAAGCCTTGGCCGCCCGAGATCTTGTCGTCAGGATCAAACATGTCTTGGCTGGCATAGGTATGGTTGGTACACACCATGCCCACACCATAGGCACCAAACATGTTTACACAGTTACGCACCAAGGCAGTAAGGCTTTTGGCCTTGCGACCTAGGTCACCTTTCATGTCGCCGGCTTCAAACTGATTCACATCTGTGGGTGTCAACAACATGCCCACACTGTCGATCACAAACAGGACCTTTGGGCGCTCACCATCTGGCAAGGCCTTGTAATCAGACATGAAGGTGGAAATAGTCTTGGCCACGTCATCTACCATGGCCATCGAAAGTTTAAGCAATTTTGATTCATCTGTTGACACACCCAAGGCGTGCAACCAAGTCTCATCCAGGGCATTTTCTGTATCGATCAACACTACAAAGATACCTTGCTCCTGTGCGTGTTTCACGATGTTGCCGCTGCAGATATAACTTTTGCCCGCACCAGATTCTCCAGCAAACACCGTGACCTTGCCAAGAGGAATACCTCGATTGAAGTCACCCGAAATGAGATAGTTCAAGGCATAGTTGCCGGTACTGATCCAGTCGGTGGGATCATTGAAACCGATAGAGAGACCATCGATCGATTTGGTGATTTCTTTTCGGAATTTTGATACGTCAAATGGTTTAGCCATAAACAGGTCCTTTATTTTTCATAAGTGTAGCACAATCAAGAAAATTGTTCAAGATATTTGATATATTTTTTACTGAAGTACCAATCATAGTTATGCTCAATGGTGTCGGATTCCATTTCATACAAATCACGCCAGTCGTCTGAAGAAAGCAATGAAAATTTCGATAGCATAGACATCAGCTCGATCAATCTCTCTACAGGATTTTGGATAGAGTCAAACCTGTAATCAAAAACTCGAGCATACTTCCGGAATCCATAATATCTTTCAAGATGATCGTGCCAGCCCGGTTGTGCATAGGCCACGAACAATCCGCGAGTGACTACGCTGTACAGAAATTTTTCGGTCACAAAGGGGCAATAACTTGTGGCCATGGTTTCGCTCACGATATGTAAAAAACTCGAGGTCAGTTTCGTTTCCAGATTATGGACATTGTGGGCATGGTCATATTGCACATGACCAAAACTATGGATAGAATTGTAAAAGTCATCGTTTTGTTCTCCAATGAAAAAATGTCGATAATATCGATGTCTGTCCGAATCTAGATAATCGGTCAGATGTCCGTCTATCTTGTCTAGGCTGAATTGAAAATTTTTGCTACAGTACTCCGGATCAAACCAACCAAATCTATGCAAAATAGAAACTAGCAATTTTCTACTCACATGCGATGATCCATTGAAACTACACAAAAAATTTTTGAACGTCAGTGCAGGATGAAATCGATAATCGTGAAAATGCTTTAAATTTAATTGATTTTGAAGATCAGCATCAAATTCTATTGCAATATTAGGATAGATGGATGTTATTAAAGGATCTAGGCACTGGTGCCATACCACGCGGCTGCAGTCGGCAGACTGATTTAATATCTGAAGTATCCGGTTAGATTTGTTCTCGTCAAATCCACCTAAGTGATCTATCAAACAAACAGTTTCGGCCAGCTTACCGTTGCTGTTCAATATCTGAGTGTATGGGAACGCCACTTCAATCATTGAACGCAATTTTCACAGGTATTTTTAAAATAATTTGTTGGTGCAAGATCATTTAATCTTTAGTTAAAAGTTTGTCTACTTGATTAATGCATGTGCCAGATTCTAGTCGATGGTACAGCACTATTGCAGGCGCGTAAGTTGACTGTTGGCCTTGGTCACGTACACTCCGCATTCTGCGATGGATTCGCGTACCACTGTGGCCAACCCAATCGTGGTGTTGTCGGGTATGGTGATACCATCCGCCACCACCGAGGCCAGCCCGAATTGGCAGAACTGTCCAATCTTGGTGGTACCTGCAATGTTGACTCCGGCACTGACATAGCAGCCAAAACCGATGTAACAATCATGTGCCAACATGGTCTGAGAATGCACAATGATGTCTTTTTCCAGTGTGGCTTGACCGTACATAGTTACCATTGGATATATCATGCATCCCGGACCGATATTGGCAATCTGTGTATAAGCATTTTCATGAATCAGTGAGAACCTATCAAGGTTGTACTGATCAATCATTTCGGATACATGTTGGCGTAACAGCATATCTCTTGACACAAGATTAATGTAGTACCCAGATTTTATCCTATGTCCTGCCAGAAATTCTAGAGGATCTATCCTGGACAGATGGTGCTTGTCTGGGTTATTTTCAAAGAGAAAACACCCCAGATCACGATAGGTCACTGTTTCAAAGGATATTGCACATAATGTTGCTGCAATTCTTGGTTCTGGCAAAATTACCACAGACGTATCTTCTCGTAGGACTATCGCATGTAAATCTATCAGCAGATTTAAGAGATATTTAAGTTAGGTGAGGTCCTCACCTAACTTGCTGTACATATCAGCCTTTGTTCTGCCTTGCTCGGATCATGGCCAGGATGTCCTGGGCATTCTGACCACCGGCAGCGGGTTTAGCTACCGGTGCTGTGGCCACCGGTGCATCATCCTCGTCAAAACTGCTCACAGCGGGTGCTGCCTTTGCTGCAGGGGTGACCGCCACCGGTGCTGCCTCCTCATCTGCCGCGGGCGCCGATGAAGATGAAGCAGATGGAGCCGCTACGCCGGCCGGTCGAAAATATTGACCCCAACGATCGGGATCATAGGATTGTCCGTCTACCGAAGCCTCAAACATCTCTTTCATGACCTTGAGCTCTACTTCGGTGGGCCGTTTGGGCAAGAAGTCAGCCAAGGTGAACAAGCCATGCTGCTGGATAGCAGCCTGTTCGGCTTCGGTCAGGGCTGACTCTTTGCGACTCCATTTCGAAGTATTGTAGTCGGCATAGCCGCCCTTGGAAGTCTTGGTGATGCGGAAGTCCAAGCCATGCATGAGGTCAGTGGGCAGTTCTTCCAGTTCAGGATCCATCAAGGCCGACTTGATCAAGGTAAAGATCTGTGGGCCAATGATGAATCGACGGATGGGATTTTCCGGCGTGCGATCTTCGGTAAGTGGATTCTCGCGCACGAAGCCCTGCATGATGTAGGAGCGCTTCTTCCAATACTTACGACCCATGTCCTCAAGACTCTTGTCTTTGAACCAGGTACGCACTTCGGCCAGGA